TCGAGATGCGTAACTTCGGCCTCGCGCCCGAGGACTGGCCGGAGGACGAGGAGGTGGACGAGCCATGCCCATGAACCTGCGACCATACCAGCAGGAGGCCGTGGACGCGGTCTATGAACACCTCCGCTCCAAGGACACCAACCCCTGCGTGGTCCTCCCGACGGGCACGGGCAAGAGCCTGGTGCTGGCGAAGATCGCCTCCGACGCGGTGACTCTCTGGGGCGGTCGCGTCCTGATTCTCGCACATGTGAAAGAATTACTGGAACAAAACGCCGACAAGGTGCGGAGGCTCTGCCCCGAACTGAAGATCGGCGTCTATTCCGCCGGCCTGAACTCGCGCGACACGCGGGAGTCCGTCATCGTGGCGGGGATACAGTCGGTGTACAACAAGGCCTGCGACCTCGGACGCTTCGACCTCGTCATCGTGGACGAGTGCCACCTCATCGCGCCCGACGGCGAGGGCATGTACCGCACCTTCCTCAAGGACATGAAGGTCATCAATCCCGACGTCCGCCTCATCGGCCTGACCGCCACGCCGTTCCGATTGAAGGGCGGAGCAATCTGCAAGCCCGAGAACCTTCTCAACGAGGTGTGCTACGAAGCCGGGCTGAAAGAGATGATCGCGCAGGGCTACCTGTCGCCGCTGGTGTCCCGCGCGGGACATGCCGAGGCCGACCTTTCGTCCGTCCACACGAGGGCGGGCGAATTCGTCCAGGACGAACTGGCCTCAGCGATGGACAACGAGCAGCTGGTGGACGCATCCTGCTCCGAGATCGCCATACTGACGAGGGAGAGGAAGTCCGTCCTCATCTTCTGCACCTCCGTGGAGCACTGCAAACACGTGGCCGAGGCCATCACGAGGCACAGCGGGAAGGAGTGCGCCGTGGTCACGGGCGAGACCCCGGCAGGACTCCGTGCCGAAATCATCGCCCGCTTCCGCGGCGAGCACGTCCCCGCCGACCTCTTCGGAACGCCGAAGCCGCCGCTCAAGTACCTTGCGAACTGCTCGGTGCTGACGACCGGATTCGACGCGCCGAACACGGACTGCGTGGTGCTGATGCGACCGACACAATCCGCAGGGCTTCTATTGCAATGCGCAGGACGTGGCACGCGCCTGTCTCCTGAAACAGGGAAGCAAAATTGCCTGATTCTGGACTACGGGGGCAACATCATGCGGCATGGGCCGCTGGACATGATAAAGGCAAAGGAGCCAGGCAGGGGCGGTGGCGGCGACGCACCCGCGAAGACTTGCCCGCAGTGCCACGCCATCATCCACGCCGGATACGGCAAGTGCCCAGAATGCGGCTACGAGTTCCCGCCTCCAGAGCGCAGCAACCTGACGGAGCACGCCTCCAGCGAGGGCGTCCTTTCGGGCGAGGTCCGCGACGAGCACTATGACGTGCATAACGTGTACTACGAGCCGCACGTCAAGCGGAACGCCGAGTCTGGGACGCCCAGGACGATGCGCGTGGACTACGAGGTCGCGCCGACGCAGTACAAGTCCGAGTGGGTCTGCCCCGAACACACGGGATATGCGCGGAGCAAGTTCGAGCGGTGGTGGCGCGAGCGCGCCTGCCCCGACTGCCCCGTGCCGAACACCGTGGACGAGGCGGTCGCCTGGGCGAATGCGGGAGCGCTGGCCGTGCCGAAGGGCATTGTGGTCCGCTGGGTGACGGGCGAGAAGTTCGACCGCATCGTGAAGGTCGAGTGCGGCGACCGCCCGGAGATGACGGACGAGCTGATGTTCGCCATCGAGAGCGGTCCTCTCACCACGCCGTCTGGCGGCTGTCCCGAAAATATCGAGGACGACGAGCTGCCGTTCTGAACAATGAAACCTGCCAATAACCCCCCTTTCAAGGGAACAAATTGACAATCAAGGAGAATCTCCATGAGCTGGGGAACATACTACAAATACGACGGATACCTCTCGCGGATATCCAGGAGCCAGATAGACGAGGAGATAGAGGAGCACGAGGCCGACAACCGCCGCATCTACGCGGAGATGCTGGCCTATATGGCGCAGACGCCGCCCGCCTACGCGAAGGACTGCGAGGGGCGAGACTATCCGTGGGCTGAATATTTGTCGGAGAAGATGAAACAGTTCAAGGATGAGCTAGAGGAGAACACCTTCCTGCTGTGCCGCCTCTACCAGTGCCGCGAGGTGCTGCGCGAACACCCGGAGAACGTGGAGGAAGGCTGATGACACGGAAGCAGTTCGACAGGCTTGAGGACGGCGTGATGGTCTGGTTCAGGCCGCCGTATCTCGCCTACAAGATGCCAGGCGTCGTCAGAACAATCGGCGGCAGGCGCGGCGTGTGGGTGAACTTCTTCGGCGACGGGCAGACCCACTTCACGCCGCAGGAGGGGCGCGAGGGGCGCTTCGCCTCGTGGATAGAGCCGTTCCTGCCGACCGGCGGCTTCCTGCTCGCCATGCGCATCCGCTGACAAAACACTTACAAAATGCAAGAAATAGTTACAAAACGAGGTTTCCGATGAAATACACTTACATATTCCCAAGCATACTCATCGCGCTGGACGTGCTTTCGGCCATCGCGTATGGCTTCAGCAAGGACTGGAGACAGGTCATCTACTGGCTCGCAGCCGCGACGCTGTCCGCCTGCGTCACCTATAGATAATGTCTTGCGCCTGGATGAGGGATGAATCCCTCCCAGGTGGTTCGAATCCACGTCGGTGCGCCATTGGGTTGGCGGCATCGGCTCGGTCGAAGCGCGGATGCACGTTCCATCCAGGCGCATTTCCAACCACAGGAGGAACACGATGTCAACAAGAGGACTGATTGCGATCATGGACGAGGACGGTTCATGCCGCTCCATCTACTGCCACCACGACATGTACCCGTCCCACGCGGGTGTCGTGCTGGCGGAACACTACGCCACGCGCGAGGCCGTGGAGGCTCTTCTCGCCCTCGGCGACCTCTCCGCTCTCGGCAGTTCCCTCGCGGAATGCGAGGCGTACTGCCGCGACAGGGGCGAGGAACTCCACACGCCGACACACTGGAGCGACCGCTGGGTCCTCGCCCGCGAAGCATTCGACCGCTTCTGGGCTGAGTACTGCTACTTCTTCATGGACGGCGAGTGGTTCTGTTCCGACGGCAACGGATGGCAGCCCGTCGCCGACTGGCTGGAATAGCTCGGCAAGCGCTTCTATTCGAGTTGCCTCCTTGTCCTCGGTCGGGCAATGTTGATGTGTCTATTTGCGTTGCTATGCAAAGAAGATGTGAAGAAAGATAATCGGTTTTGACGCCATCGATGTCTGGACAGCCTACTCAAATGCTATTCGCGCAAGGCAGCCTGACAATCCCTCCCCACATTCTCCCTCTGACAGCGGAATGACAAAAGCCATTCCGCCGACCTGTCGTGTCCGCATCGGCTGAAAACCGCCATTCGTGCCCCGTCCCGTGCCGTGACCACTGGCAATCAGTCCTCCGTTCGGACGAAAAAATCCCTTTCAAGCCACTCCAGGAATGCCCGAAAGACAGTCATTTGGGTCCCGGATGAATATTTGCACCAGACGGGTCAAAAAGACCGGCTATGTTCTAGCTAAAAGTTGATTTGCAATTGAACGACGAGTTTACAAATGTGGATTTTACACGCGACCCTTGCAGGGCATTCGCCAAGGGGAGAGGCTTCCATCCCCCTGCTGAAGCTAAAGTCCTATGTCCTTCATGCTAGTCATAATATATATGTATATCTTTAGAAATAACTTTTTGATCTTTAAATGTAATACTATAGCTCAGCCAAGCAAAATCCGCATACTGGTATCCTCCCAAACTACACGCCCCGTCCATGGAATAAAAGAAAATTTCTTCATTATTCTGCTGCTTTTCATAAAATAATGGCATTCCTATAAGGGAGATTACAGTATCTTTCGACATACCTAATTCAACTTTTTCGAAACCTTTCTTGGAAAAGTGATTTGCATAAACTGTATCTATTGATGGATATATAACACAATATCCCTCTCCATGGGAATATACATACAACAATAAACTTATAATTGGAAATAAAGTTAAAATCAATATTATAAACAAACGTTTTTTACTTTTCATATATTTTTTTATGGATAAGTATTTTTTACTTTTCATATATTTTTTAAAACGGATAATCAGTACCATGAGTGGTACTTCCCGCATCAGGGACGAATCCTCCCGTTCCTTTAATCAATGATATTGCTAGGTTACAATATATTGTGTATTTATAAGAAGATTTGCATTTTTCTTCACATGTAATTGTTGCATAACAATGATTTGGAATTTTCAACCAATTACGATTCCCTTTTACCCAAACACCATCAATTTTTGGATTTTTCCCATTGATTGGAATTGATAACTTTTTTCCCTTTTCAGGTATTAATCTAAATAATCTGAGTTGTTCTGGCGAACAATTTTCAAAATTGACAGAACCAAATCTTAATGGAT